CTAAGCCTTTGAATTTAAGGCCCTTCTCCCGAAGGGAGAAGGGCCTAGGATGCTAGCGCTTGGTTTGCTTCCACGCTTCATACGTAACGTCGATCTCGGCCTTGCGCTTGGCACTCTGCTCATCGCTGAAGTAGTACGTAGCACCACGCACGAAGTTGGCAGCGTAGTTGTTGCCTGTCGGGTTGATGCGGCCCATGTTGTTGAAGCCATGATCGTAGGACTTGGGGATCGTGTTCATGCTATCTCCTAAGGAGAGTTGAGGGAGTAATACACCAGACATACCCCAGCGGGGTTAAAGAATTCTTTTCCCCTCTCCTCCGAACTCGAACCGAAGGCGGGTGGCCTTTGACGTAGAGGGGAGGGGACACCCACTCATCCCCAAGCACGTATTTTTAAAAAATAAATTCCTATTTTTCTCAGAATAACCCTTCGGTTTACTCAAGTATTATTTCTCTTCCTTGTAATCACCAAATCGCCTACACTCCGCGCATGAGTAAAGCAGCGAATATCCAGCGCGCGATCTCGCCCGAAATGGGCTTCTCTCCAAAGAAGAAGCTGCTCGCCAAGTTCATTGCCGAAGGCAAAGAAATAAGAACTGCCGCAAAGCTTGCTGGATATACTACAAACGGCGGCGAGGTGTGGCGAACGACGGGCAATCCTGATTTTGTCGCTCTCGTGAAGAAACTTCAGAAAAAGAACGAGCACATGGCGGATATGTCTCGCAAGCGTGTGCTGGACGGTTTCTTGGAAGCGATTGAGCAAGCTAAGATGCTGGCCGAGCCGATGACACAGATCGCGGGCTGGAGAGAACTGGCGAAGATGTGCGGCTACTACGCGCCGGAAGTGAAGACGTTGAACGTGAACGTGACGAGCCAACGTCTCTTGACGCAGCTGGAGACTCTGTCGGACAAGGACCTGTTAGAGCTTATCGAACAGGATGCGGAAGTGATCGAAGGTGAAGCGAGAGAACTTCTAGAGCATGTCCCAAATCAAATCAGCAACTACCTTCCCGCTTGAGCTGGACCGGCTGAGCGCGAAGCAGAGATTCGAATTAGCGAATCGGGTCTTAGCGCGGCGCAATCTTATTCAGTTCATCAAACGCCTCTACCCCCGTTACCGCGCAGGGTGGGTACATGAAGATATTGCCACAAGACTAGAACGCTTCTCCGAAGCCGTTGTAAACGAGCTTTCCCCTCGTCTTATGCTCTTGATGCCCCCACGGCATGGAAAGTCAGAACTGGCCAGTATCCGCTTCCCGGCGTGGCACCTAGGACACTACCCAGAACATGAGGTGATCAATTGCGGGTACAACCTCGATCTGCCGATGAAGTTCTCAAGGAAAGTCCGCGAGATCGCCCGTGACCCCGCCTTCTTAGCGCTCTTTCCGAAGTGCGTACTCGACGCAGAGAGCCAGTCAGCCGAGGCTTGGAACACGACAGCCGGAGGAGGTTTCACGGCAGCAGGCGTGGGCGGTGGTATTACGGGCAAAGGCGCGCACGTCCTGATTATTGACGACCCCATCAAGAATCAGGAGGAAGCGGACTCGATCCAGACCAGAGACAACCTCTGGGGATGGTACTGGTCCACGGCGTACACCCGGCTCTCCCCGGGTGGGGGCGTGCTGATTATCCAGACGTGGTGGAACGACGACGACTTGGCGGGGAGACTTCAGCTGGCCATGGCTGAAGGCAACCAAGGCGATGACTTCGACGTCGTGAAGTACCCCGCCTTAGCCGAGGCGTATGAGTACGAGGATGAGGACGGGAAGATTCTGCGCTTTGCCGAACCCCTCCTTAATACTGCCCGCATGACCCTCCTCCGCTCTCCCGGAGAAGCTCTGCACCCTGAGCGCTACAGCGCTCAGATGCTGGAGAACTACCGGGAGAACATGCCCAGACGGGTGTGGTCGGCGCTCTACCAGCAGAACCCCGTGCCAGACGAGGGGATGTATTTCCAGAAGGCGTGGTTGAAGGAAGAGGTGGCCTCGCCTGAGCTTTTCAACAAAAACGTTTATCAGGCGTGGGACTTCGCCATAGGCGAGAAGCAGCACAATGACTGGAACGTCGGGGTGACGCTGATTCAGGACGAGCGCGACTACCTGCACTTGGTCGACGTCTGCCGCTTTCGGGGGGATTCCTTCCAGATCGTGGAGAACATCCTGACCTTCGCTCAGAAGTGGGGCACGACCCCGTCGTGCCCCCTCACCCTCGGCTTCGAAGACGGGCAGATATGGAAGGCGATCAAGCCGCTCCTCGCTTCGCTGATGGCAGAGCGTAAGTACTACCCGTCCTACGAAGAGCTGAAGACACTGACTGACAAGATGGCCAGAGCCCGGGCACTACAGGGCAGACTTCAGCAGGGCAGAGTTTGGCTCCCCCTGAATGCTCCTTGGCTACCAGTCGTGACGCAGGAGTTGCTCAGGTTCCCCGCAGGGGCGCATGATGACATCGTGGATGCGCTGGCGCACGCAGTAAATTTGTGTGTGAACAAGACCCCGAAAGATTCCCAGATAAAACAACGCACCCTCCCGAGCTGGCGGGATAAGATAGGTGAGTTCATGGGCCGCAAGGGCGGAACTCATATGGCGGCGTGACTTAACAGGAGAAGAGATCATGGCTGTTACTAACTATCGTGTTGTTCAGGCTATTTCCGGCGACACTTTGACTGCGTTGATGACGACGGCTATCGCAGATGGCTGGCAGCCGTACGGGCCGATGCAGGTGATGCAGAATACTTCTGGGGTATTTAGCCACACTTTGCTGCAGCCCTGTGTCAAAGGCGGCATCATCGTGACGGGGGATACAGGAGCAACCGGCCCCACTGGGCCAGCGGGGGTGCTCGCTAACGGACGGGCTACGCTCGTCACTGGGACGAAGACTATCACCTCTTCTGACGTAGCGGCGGATTCGGTGATTCTGGCTACAGTAGCCGCGTTGGGTACGGTGGCTGCGCCCAAGGCGCTGAAGATCAGTAACATCGTGCCGGGGGAGTCGTTCGACGTCTCCAGTGCGGACGCCACAGACACCAGTGTCGTATCGTGGGCCATCGTGACTCCTATATGAGACTGACTGCGCAACAGCGGCGCGGGCTTAACCCCGGTGTCTTCGCAGGGCCGAACAGGTCCTACCCCATTCCTGACAAGAGCCACGCCCGCTCCGCTCTGAGTCTGATACGACATGCACCCAAGTCTGCCCAGCCTAAGATCCGGGCACGCGCCCACGCCATGCTGGGGTATAAACCCGGCAACGGGCTGAGAAGGACATAGCCGTGCGAGCGCGTATTTATTGGCACAGACCTAAAGACTGGCGAATTGCGGTTCGCCGTCTACGTAGCGGAACGTTGTCGTTTCAGTTTTTAGGATGGGAATGGCTATGCCTATAGATACCCAGAAGACCTTACAGGTATGGACCCGTTATCAGTACGCCAGAGACAACGGCCACAACGAGTTCGTAGAAAAAGCTGATAACTGCGAGCGGTACTTCAGGGGCCTGCAGTGGCAGAGCACTGACTTGGCGAAACTAGCGCAGCAGCGCCGTCCGGCGCTGACGATTAACAAGATCCTCTCCACGCTCAGTAACGTCATGGGCGAACAGATTTTCAATCGCTCTGATACGACCTTCCAGCCCGCAGCGGGGGCACCAATGGAGGTGGCCGAGGCTCTGACCAAGGTGTACAGACAAATCGGTGACAGTAACCAGCTGGACTGGAAGCGCAGTGATATGTTCTGCGACGGGATCATCACTTCCCGTGGCTTCATCGACGCACGGCTGGACTTCTCGGATCAGATGGTCGGAGAAGTGCGGATGGAGAACGTGAACCCGAAGAACGTGATCATAGATCCCGACGCGGAGGACTATGACCCGGATAGCTGGAATGACGTCATGGTCACGAAGTGGCTGACGTGGCAGGACATCGCCATCCTCTACAACGAGGACGACGCAGAGCTGTTGAAGGGTAAGCAGGGCTCTTTCTTCCTATACGGCTTCGATAGCATTGAGCGAGTTCGCGACCGGTTCGGGCCTGATTCGAACCGAGGTTACTTCCAAGATAGCCAGCAGCAGAGCAACGTGCTCAGGAACATCCGGGTCATTGAGCGGCAGCACAAGGTCATCGACAAGCAGAAGCACTTCGTGGACCCGGCCACTGGGGACATGCGCCCCATCCCGGACAACTGGCCCAAGTCTAAGATCGCGGCGGTAGCCGCGCAGTTCGGCCTGCAGGTAGTGCCTAAGCTGGTGAAGCGGATTCGCTGGACGATCATCGCGGACAACGTCTTGCTGCACGACGCATGGTCGCCGTACCAGTACTTCACGGTCGTGCCGTACTTCCCGTACTTCCGGAGAGGTAAGACGGTGGGTCTGGTGGAGAACCTCCTAGGTCCCCAAGAACTCCTGAACAAGGTAAGTTCTCAGGAACTTCACGTCATTAACACCACGGCTAACTCCGGGTGGCTGGTGAAGACTGGCGCGCTGAAGAACATGTCCATTGAAGAGCTGGAGCAGCGCGGCGCTGAGACGGGGCTGGTCTTAGTCTTGGATGACATCGCCAACGTGGGAAAGATTGCTCCAAACCAGATCCCCTCAGGGCTAGACCGAGTAAGTTACAAGGCGGAAGAGCACATCAAGACGATCTCAGGGGTGAGTGACTACCAGACTGGTAGTGCCCGGGAAGACGTCAGTGCCAAGGCAGTGCAGGAGAACCTGAAGCGCGGTAGCATGAACCAAGCCAAGCCGATAGACAGCCTGAACCGCACTGACTGGCTCTTGGCAAGGCACGTCCTGAGTATGGTGCAGGCGTACTACACAGAACCTAGGATCATAAATATCACGCACAACAGGGCCACAGGGGAGCAGGCCAGTGTGGAGGTGAACCAGCCCACCCCGGAAGGTACTATCACGAACGACCTCACGATTGGTGAGTACGACATAGTCATCACCAGCACCCCGCATAAGGCTACACTGGAGCAGGGGCAGTTCGATCAGGCGGCAGCGCTCCGTGAACTCGGGGTGCCGATCCCGAACGAGGTGCTGATTGAACATAGTTCCCTCTACCGTAAGAACGATATCCTCAAGAAGATGCAGGAGGAAGCTCAGTCGGAGGAAGCTCAGCACGCCCTTGAGGTTAAGAAGCTGGGAGCAGAGCTTGAGCTGGCGAATCTTAAAGCAGAAACAGAGAGAGTGTCAGCCGACGCGGTGCTCAAGCAGGCTAAGGCACGAAAAGAGAGCGGCACAGCGGCTATTGCACTGAAGGAAGCGGGGCAAGGTAACGGCGAAGCGCAGAAGGTAGAGCTTGAAATGCAGCAGATGCAGCAGGAGAACGCCCTGACTTTGGAGCAGATGCAGGCAGAACTTGAGATGAAGCGGGCCGAGCTTGAGTTCAAGAGGGAAGAGTTAGACCTCAAGAGGCAGGAAGCGCAGATGAAACTACGCATTTCCCAAGAAACAGCGCAAATTAAGTCGCAGGAAGCTCGTACTATGTCTGGTTTGAAGCTCGGAGTGGCGGCGCAGACGTCGAAAATGAAGGTAGACCACACTAAGGAGCTTCATAAAGTGAAACAACAACAGGAGAAACGTAATGCCACCAGTAGATGAAGTCGTAGATCGTGGTGATCACTTCACATCGGAGCCGGAAATTGCTCCCCATGAGCCAGAGAAGACGGTTGAGGAGGTGGTTGCAGCTCCGGAGCCGACTCCAGACCCCCCTCCCGAGAAGAAAGGGGACGAGAATCTTATCCCGCGTGATCGCTTCAATGAAGCGGTTCTTAAGGAACGTACGAAAACTGAGGCTGCGGCTAACCGGGTCAAAGAGTTAGAAGGCCAGCTTGTCGTTCAGACCGTCAGTCAGGACGTCGTTGAGGCTCAGAAGCAGGTAAAGGAGCTGATCAAGACTCGTAACCAGCTCTTGGCTGACGGCAAGCTGGACGAAGCTAGCCTGACAGACGAGAAAATATTCGATTTGCAGGAAGCAGTCGCTGACCGGAAGGCTGAGTACAAGGCTGGCCAAGCGAAAGAGGCGGCTAAGGAGGAGATGCGCTACGACAACGCCGTTTCGAAGCTGGAAGTTGACCATCCGGAGCTAGATCCTGAGAATGAAGCCTATTCCCAAGAAGACGTAGACGAAGTTCGGGCGCTGATGCGGGGTTATCAGGTCGAATTAGGTCTTTCTCCCTCTCAGGCTATCGCCAGAGCGGCGAAAAGGGTGTTCGGATCGCCTGCTAAGGCAGAAGTCCTTGCCAAAGAGGACGAAACTGCTAAAAAAGTAGGCGAAAGTCGTAAAACTGCCGCTGTCGAGAAGAATCTGGACGCTACGAAGAAGCAGCCAGCCTCAACGAAGGAGGTTGGGCTTGATCACGACAAGCGTGGAGGCGGTCTAGACGCGAAAACCGTGATGAAGATGAACTACAAGGAGTTTTCTGAGCTGGACGAGGCGCAGTTGTCGAAAATGAGAGGAGATTCGCTATGAAAGGCCAGACTAAACCAATGAAACCCCCGAAACCCCCCAAAAAAGGTAAGAAGGGGTGTTAGACTACCGTTCTGAAGCCCGAGCCCTCGGAGAGTGGCTCGGGGACACGATTGACAGAATGTGTTACGAATCACTACTTCCAAGGGTGGTGCGCTTTGAAGTCGTCTACGAAACCCCTGATGGTCTACTCAAGACGAATTGGTACGAGGATGGTAAAGACTATCCTAGTGCCTCTGAAGGGCGGGTATTACAAAGAAGTTGACATCATTGAATTCGACGCGCATATTGAAGCCTCGTCACAGCACGACGACGTAAAACACGTGCCGCACACCGCGCAGGTGGGAAGCCCCCGCAAGATAGCCGCGTAATGGCTATACGTCTGAAAAAGTAGCTTTCATCCACTTTTTAAGAGGTAGCCAAAATGGCGTTGACTAACTTCGGCCTGCTCACCTCTGAGCAGAAGACGATTTGGTCTATGGACCTGTGGAAACAGGCCCGTAACTATTCGTTCATCAACAAGTTCCTCGGTAGCGGCCCGAATTCGATGGTTCAGCACATCACTGAGCTGAAGAAATCGGAAAAAGGTGCCCGCGCAGTAATTACGCTGCTTGCTGACCTTGAAGGCGACGGTATCGCAGGTGACCGCACGCTGGAAGGTAACGAAGAAGCGATGAAGACGTACGACCAAGTGATTCGCATCGACCAGCTGCGTCATGCGAACCGGATTGAAGGTCGTATGGCTGACCAGAAGTCCATCGTCGAATTCCGCAACAACTCCAAGAACGTTCTGGCGTACTGGCTGGCTGATCGGATCGATCAGATGGCTTTCCTGACGCTGGGCGGCACGGACTACAAGTATCGCAACAACGCCGTGGGTACTCTCAGGACTGGCTCCGACCTTCAATACCTTGAGTTCAACGCCGACATTACTGCGCCGACCTCTAAGCGCTACGGGCAGTGGGACGCGACGAACGGGATGACGTGGGGCACGGGTAACAGCGCGCTCGTCACAGCTGACACGCCGACGTGGAAGCTGTTCGTGCAATCCAAGGCGTATGCGAAGGATCACTACATTCGCGGTGTGACGGAGTCAGGCGGCGAAGAAACGTATCACGCCTTCATGACGCCGAAGGCTATGAGTCTGTTGAAGCTGGACACGGACTACATGGCGAATCTTCGCTACGCTCAACCCCGTGATAGCTCTAACGCGCTGTTTACCGGTTCCTCGGTCAAGATCGACGGCATCTACCTGCATGAGTTCCGCCATGTACAGAACACCCGCCTGTCGGCGTCGGGTTCGAAGTACGGCGACAACTCCGTCGACGGTAGCATGATTCTGTTCTGTGGGGCGCAAGCCTTGGGGATGGCTGATCTGGGTAATCCGGAGTGGGTCGAAGAAGAGTTCGACTACGGCAACCAGTCGGGCGTCAGTGTTAGCAAGATCATCGGTTTCAAGAAGCCCGTGTTCTACAGTCAGTACGAAGGTACGACTGAAGACTTCGGCGCTCTTGTTATCTTCGTCGCGGGAGCTTAATCATGGCTTTGCTCAAACCTGTTCGGTCCGGT